ACAGATCGAGGCTGATCCAGCGCGACACCTGTTGCGTCCACACGTTCAGCCGCTTGTTCAGGAAGGCGTTCTGGGCCGCCGGTAGCTGCTTAGCCTTCTCGCACTGCCGCCGCAGATCGTCCAACTTGACCGAGGTGCCGAGGTTGGGATTCGCCTTCCGCCAGACCTTCGGGTTCGCCCAATCGTCCCCATCGTCTAGCGCTGCGATATATGCGAACCAGGCGTCGTCTTTGATCGTGCCCTCAAGGATGCTGATGGAGTAATCGTGGTGCTCGCGGCAGATCGACTGCCGATCCTGGCCGGCCGTCGTGATCTCGAAAATAAGGGGCTGCCGCCGGGCTCCGGTCGCCGTCTCCAGCACGTCCACTAGGTCCCTCGTCTTGTGAGCGTGCAGTTCGTCGATCATGGCTCCGTGCACGTTCAGACCATCCTCGGTGTCGGCGTCAGCTCCCAGCGGCTCATACTTGGAGGCCGTCGCCTCGATGTTGAGGTTGTCCCGGAAGATGCAGATGCGCCGGCGTAGTGCCGGCGATTTCCGCACCATCCGCGTCGCCTCGCCGTGGGTGATCCGCGCCTGCTGGCGCTTTGTTGCGGCGGTGTAAACCTCGGCCCCTGGCTCGCCGTCCGCGGCGAAGAGGAGGAGGCCGACGCCGGCTGCGAGCGTCGTCTTACCGTTCTTGCGCGCAACCTCGTTGTAGGCCTGCCTGAACCGGCGCGTACCGTCCGCCCGCTTCCAGCCGAACAAACTACCGACGATGAAGCACTCCCAGGACGCGAGCTCGAAGGCGGCACCGGCCCATTCTCCCTTGGAGTGCTTGAGGAAACCGAAGAAGCGGATCGCCCGCTGGGCGGCGGCGGCATCGAAGCGTAGGCCGCGCCCGTGGCCCGTCCTGAGGTCGTCCAGATGCCGCTCGCAGGCCAGCCGCACCAACCGGCCGGCGACGACCTTGCCGGCGACGACGCGGCGGGCATAGTGCGTGGTGGGGTCATCTGCTGCCTTCGGCAAGGAGGTCCTCGAAGTCGTCCTCTGTCTTGGGCTCAGCTAGGCTCAGGCGGCTGCGGCTGGAAGGCGTGAGGCCGAACTCTGCCGCGAAGGCGCGGACCTGCTGCATCGACCTCATCAGAATCGTCCAGTACGGCCCCACGGGGCTGCTATCGCGGATGCGCCTCTCAGCCTCAACCATGTGAGCCCAGGCCGTGCAGTAAGCCGCCAGCGCCGCCCGGTCGATCTCCGTGAGAAGGCCGAGCCTCCCCAGCTTCGAGACCAGGCGTGACCACTCATGCTTCGCCTCGGCGGACAGCCACTCAGGCCGCGACGGGGCGATGGGTGGCGGCTTCGGCTCGTTCCGGTTGATGGCGCGCTTGCCAGGGTTCCCCCGCACCAGCTTCAGAGCTGTCGGGGTCGGCTTCCTGCCTGACTTCATGTTAATTGCTAAGGCGACGGCCAATTCGCGGCGGCGTGAGGCGGCTTGCTGAGCGGTACCCCAGATGCGATGCTCCAGAGATTTTTCGAGGCCCCATCCCCCCGTCGCGCGTCATCGTCTTGCGGCTGTGGCACGGCTTGCAGAGGCCCTGGCCGTTCGCGAGGCCCCAGCCGCCGCCCTGCCTGAGCGGGATGACGTGATCCGCCTCCGTGCTGGGTGCCTGGCGGCACGCCCTACAGATGGGGTCGCGGGCCAGAATGGCTGCTCGCCATTGGCGGTGTAAGGCGCCGTAGCCGCGCTGCGCAGCCGTCCCGCGCCGCCGCTCGTAGGCCCGCGCGTGCCCGGCGCAGAGGCCGCGTGGTCCGGCGACGTGCGGGCAGTGCGACATCCGGCAGGGGGTCGCCAGTTTCGTGGGGCTCACTCGCTGCTCTCGCTCCACTCACCACGGACGAGGTAGCCGTGGTAGAAGCCAGGGATAAGCAGTGAGGGGGAGCAGGTAATCGTTCCGTCCTCGTGCTCCTGCACAGTGTGGTCCTCCAGAGAGGCGCCAGCGCGCGCTCCTGGGCAGCGCCCCCACCAAGTGCCATTGGCGTCTTGCCCGTAGTCGCCCTCTTCCATCGGCAGAAAGCCGCCTGCGTTGACGTAGACCCTGCGACCCGTCACGCCATCGCCCCTTGCAGCCGCCGCCGGAAGCGATGGATACGCACCCGGTCAGCGCCTGACTCACGTTGTGAGCGCGGCGGTTGCGTCAGCAGCCTTATCAGCGTCTCTCGCTCCGCCGCCGTCGATAGGCTGAGCGCGGTGGCGATCTCCTCTCGCGCCTCGTAGCCTGTCACGTGGTCCTGCTTCGGGTCCGCCAGCCAGTCGCCCTCGACTGACTCGTCGAGATGCAGTACCGGCCGCCAGCCCCGCCGCCGCGATTCGGTGACCACCGAGCGAACCGTCACCAACCAATAGGCTTTGGGGCACTCAACGTTCTGTGGGTCCGCCCGGAGGATACGCAGGAAGACTTCCTGGCTGAGGTCATCTACATCGGCTCCCCGTAGGCGCAGGTCAGCCATAAGGATGCCCCGCGCGTACATCTCGTTGTCGATGGCGAACTGTAGGACTGTGTTCACGGGCATAGAAAAGGCCCGCCGTGTGGCGGGCCGTCGTCGCCCTCGTCGGGCGCACTCTTGCAACTCTAGCGTATCACGCCTGTGTCAAGCTCCTGATGCTCCTGGTGCCCCTGACGCCGCTGGTTACACGTTCGGGATATGGCCCTGCTCTGCTCCGCTTCGCTAAGCTAGGCTGCGCTCAGCTTCACCCAGCTTCGCTTCGAACTTCGCTCCGCCGTGCTAGGCTCCGCCACGCTAGGCCGTGCTATGAACTTCGCTCTGCCTTGCTTCGCTCCGCCTTGCTCCGCTCGGCCAGGCTTTGCCATGCCAGGCTTCGCTCCGAACCTCGCTCTGCTCCGCCCCGCCGTGCCGCGCCCAGCCTCGCCAAGCCACGCCTTGAACCTCGCTCTGCTCTGCCCGGCCAGGCTTCGCCCAGCTATGCTCGGCTGCGCTCCACTCCGCTCTGCTGGGCTATGAACTTCGTCACCTCAAAGCGCCCAAACTCCGGGCGGTGGCCCCCGATCCCGATGTAGCGCCCTGTCGTCTCCAAGGACACCTTCAACTCGTCATCCGTCATCAAGGGGTCGAGCACCAGCACATCGAACGCCAGCCGCCACTCGTTGACGATAGGGCGGCGGATCAGCACGGCCTTACCTTTCGGGCCCGGCGGGATGCGGCCCATCTTCTCATGCAGCCCGTCGGCGTCATCCCGCCCGAACGGTATCTCGGCTGGGTCGATGAACGTCCCGGAGCGGATGTATTGGGCGATACCGACGCCGCCCTTCCGCTTGAGGTTGAACAGGGAACGGGCCGACTTCGCGCCATCAAACCAGGCCGACTTGAGGTTGGCGGCAGGCAGGAAGATGCCGTCGCCGTTCTTGTGCAGCCGCCGCCAACCCTGCGCTACCTCCTCATCCACGTTCGCCGGAGCCTTGTCACCGAGCGCTCCTGACCAGCCGTTGAACAGATACGGCGCGACGCCCTGAATCTCGATGCTAACGCGCCGCATCTGCCGCCACCTCTTTGGGCTCCGTCAGCTTGTTGACTTCGTGACCGGGCATCGCCAGCCGGACGTAGTCAGCCAGTTCAGAGTTTGAGAGGCTGGCCTGCGCCATGCCGAAGCGCGCTGCCTCTCGCGCACCCTCAGCCTGATAGTAGCGGGTGTAAGCGGAGAGCGTCGTCGCCGCCACCCGCGCTTGGGCCGTGGCGTCGGCGGTGGGCTCGCCATCGAGGTATCGGGTCAACACGTCGAGCGCCCTCGCGGCGCTTGTACGCGCCTTCTTCCCGAAGTCCAGATCATCCATTTCGCTGTGCTCCTTCCAAAAGGGGTTCCAATATGCCCTTTGTCCGGGCTGAGGCTTCACTCGCCTGGGGGGGGGTGTTATCTCATAGGCATCTGCCTCCACGTCCTGCCGTCCAGCAGCCGCCCGCCGCTCGCGGGGCGCGGGCCGCCCCACTGCTTGAAGAAGAACGGCACGCCCGCCGCGACGCACTGGTCGCGCAGGCTCCGCACCCACTCCAGCGCCTGCGGCTTCGGACGCCAGCCGGTGCCGTGGCAGTTGTTGCAGCCCATCCAAGACGTGCCGTTCTTGGTGTATGCCCGTGGCTGGCAATGACACCGTTCGACCAGCCAACTCTTGCCCCAGCGCGACTCCGGCCCGCCCGACATGCCGCCCACGATCACCCAGTCGATGCGCTCGAAGCGGCGCGGGGCTGGCGGCCCTTCGTCCGTGTCGCTGCTACCGCAGGCGAGGCAGGACGTTGCGCTAGGCGGCTTCAGGGCACCGCCACACACCTGACAGTATCCGGGCCACGGCCTTAGCCACGGGCCGAGATCCAGCGGCCCCAGCAGCGGCTCGCAGGACAGGAAGCGCACGGCGGCGGGCGTGTCCAGCAGCACGGGGATGCGCTCGTCCGCCATCCGCTGGTTCTCCACCGAGACGCCGCACCAGACGTTCGGCAGGGGCCAGGTGCCTGCTTCTATTGCGCCAGCCAGGCGGTCGTGGTGCGATGCTTCCATCCACCGGATGAACTCCAGCATCCGCTTCGGACGTTTCGTTAGGAGCATGAACGTGTGCTGCCTCGCGTCGTTCATCACGCGCCATATCTGGCCGATCCAGCGAAACGGCACGTCCTCGTGGAAGAGGTCCAGCATGTCGCACATGAAGATGCGCGTCGGCTTGCGGCGCCGCAGGATCGCCTCCAGCTCGCGCTCGTTCAGCCGCCACTCCACCTTGTCGCGGTGCTCTGGCAGGTAGGCGTGGCCCGTCCCGCGCCGGACGTTGAGGGCGGAGGCGTAACAGTTGGCGCACCCGGGCGACACCTTCTCGCAGAACCAGCCGCGCTTCCCCGTCACCTTGTCCACGACGTAGAGGGGGTTGCTGGACATGTCCGTCCACTCGATGCCGGTCTTGTTCACGGCAGCACCTCCGGCAGGGCCAACTCGATCACCATGACGGCCTGACAGTGGTGGCAGAGCCTCTCGACTTTGCGGCCACCCGACTTCCAGGTCCGCCGTTTCGTGACCGTGACCATCTGGGGCTGGCCGCATTTGCGACAGGTCACGGACAGCCTCACGGCGTCGCCCCCAGCGCCATGTCCATCGGCAGCGACTCCGGCGTGGCGACGGCAGCCTGAGCACCCACAACCTCCACCAGTTCGAAGCGCACGACCCACATCTCCTGCGGGTAGACGTGCCACGCCCGCCACAGCACCTTTGGCCGCATCCCGTCCACCTTCGCCCCCACGCTCTCCAGGTAAGCGAATCCCTCAGCCTGCCAGTCGCTCTCCGGCGCGTCAGCCGTGCTTTGGAGGTACGGCGCCTGCGCCAGGCGGATCGTGGCGACCTGCCGGCCCCGGTAGCGCGGCTGGCGATCGTAGGCGGCAACGAGTTGGCCGACCCGGAACCGCGCCGCGTACTCGTCGTCCCAATCGCGGCGTGTGACCGTCTTCACGCCGGCAAGGAGCGCCGGCGTCGTCCAGGCGAACGAGATCGGCATCATTCATCCCCCTTCGGGTACTTCGCGGCGATTGCTTGCATCCACGGCAGATATAGACCTGCGTTCATAAGCGCCTCCATCAGCCGCCGGATGTCCCCGCGCTGCTGGTCAACTACGTCGCCTGTAGTCTGCGCTAGCTCAGCCGCTTGCAGGGCAACAATATCCCGCTCCTCTGTGAGCCGAGCGACCTCGGCCTCCAGGTGCTCCACATCTTGCACTGCGCCTGTGTAGTTCTGACGGAGTGCCTCCAGGTCAGACTTCAGCGCGGCAATGCGGCATTGTCCTGTATGACTGTAGCCACAACTCGCACAGACCATCACTTCACCTCCGGCTGCTTCAGGACTCATCGGCATCGCTACTTCCGCAGGCTTGGCAGGATGTAGCCCCCACAAATGCGAGCCGTTTGCCGCACATACCACAATCGTCGGTTCCCCGGTTCGATAGCATGGGTCAAGCCCCCGCATGGCGTAGGAACAGGCTGACGCGTTCTGCCACTCCGCCACCAGCGCGCGCGAGGCAGCGAGGGAGCGGAGGAGCGTAGGTACATCGACACGAGCGGCGGCGACGAATCGACAATCTTCATCACGTGTCCAATTGTTCACGTCGAACCACGGGACAGTTCCGGTATGGACTATGATGTCGGCGCTATGTATCCACGGCCCCTCAGTCGCCGCTTCGCAGCGAGCCAACATCGCCCGCTCCTCCTCCGTCAGCCACTTCGTCCTGTCGTCCTTCACGCCTTCACCACCACCGGCGGGTCCGGCTCCATCGCGGCCCAGTACGCCAACGCGATCGGGGCCAATCGGTTCGCCAGGCTCACGTCCGCCAGCCCCTCGCGGCGAAGCCAGCGCCATATCGCGTAAGCCGCCGACGCGCGCTCTAGGTCCATCAGGGGTTCCTCCCCGTCGCGTATCGCCGCTCCAGCCAGTCGACTTCCACGCTGCGACGGACCTCCGGCGGCTCCTCGTGCTCTATCCGCCAAACCAGCGCGCCCACGCCCTCAGCGCCCGCGTGGTCCGCCTCCCACGCCTCCAGCCAGCCCTCGATGTGCCCAGCCGAGAACGCCGCCGCGAGCTCACGTGCCTTCCGCGGAAAGATGCCAGCGGCGCACAGCCGGTCCGCTAACTCCAAACTTTCGGATGTGGTGCGCAAGGGGGAGGTGGAGGTCCTGTTCTCCGATATGATCTGTACCAGTAACGGAGGTTGTACCCCCTCCCCCCCCTCCGTGCGTGTGCGCGTGCGTGAGGGGGACGGGACGATCTTCGGTTGTCGCAGGGCCTCGCCCATAGCGGTCCTCCGTCTGGCGGCGCAGGGTCAGTTCTCCCGCGCCGATGTTCTCGGCTTGATGTCGCAGTTGCGATGGCCTATTCGGTTGCCGCCGTCTGCGCAGACCGGCGGCGGGTCGGGCTCAGGTCAGGCGGTCTCCGATGCGGGTGCCTCCTCGATGCGGTTGCCTTCGCGGTCGACTTCGTACAGCACCTTGCAGCGCCGCGCCTTGATCTTGTCGGGGTAATCGGGCCGGGCGTGGACGACGATATCCGCCACAACCACCTCGCAGGCAACGTAGCGGTCACCCTCCTTATCGCGGAAGAGATCGCAGGCCGCCGGGTCGCCGCAGAAGTGGAGCCCGCCGCCGCACTCGTGGTTCCCGCCGTCCCAATCGGGCGCCTCAACACCCGTGCCGGGCACGTAGCGGATGCCGTACTGCGTCTCGAACTCCGGCCCGGTCCGCTTGTAGAGGATCGCCTTACCGCGGCTGACCTTCGCGCCGACAGACTTCAGCCAGTCCATCGGCTCGGTGCTCTGCTCGAACGCCTGAACGACCAGCAAGCCGCTGACCTTCGCGTTCGGCGATCGGCGGATCGCTACCGCAAGGGGGCCTTTGGCCTCGACGTGGGCGCTCCCCCTGGCCACGACGTGGGCGCTGTCCCTGGCCACGACGTGGGCGCTCCCCCTGGCCACGACGTGGGCGCTGACCCAGGCCACGACGTGGGCGCTGTCCCTGGCCTCGA